ACACGGTTGAAGTGAGAAAGGATGGAAGGGTCTACTTTAAGGATAGGGTGTGAAAGGGCGATAGAACCTTTAGAACCGTTAGGAATGCTGTTAGAAGCGGAATGAAGAACGTCAGCAACGATAACGGGAACTAGGTTTAGGTTAGCCATATTTTGAAGTCTCTCTTTTTTTCTTTTGTGTGTGTTTGATGTGGAGTGTCTCTCTGTCCTCCACTTCTTAATAATAACAAAGGTCTGAAGAATGTGCTTGCGTATTTGAAATATTTATTTGCGTATCAAGCGATACATCCCTCTTCCTCTTAGAAATATAGGAAGTCGTTCTCCCATAAATACCAAGCTACTTGAAGCATGGTTATAGAGGTAGTAACCATCCACGCCACTAACAGAAAGGTAGCGGTGCCAAGAGTCAATAAGGGCAGTGTCTTCATCAGTCCAGTCCTCAATATCATTATTACGGATGTTTGTAGCGATAATGGAGTAACCTTCAAAGTAGAGAAAGCTGTAAGTGTCGTTATGCATAAAAGGCTCCTAAGCTGCGTTAGCGATAAAAGGACGAATACCAAGTGCTCTGAGTTTCAAGAGGTACGAAGCGGCTGTAACACCTAATGTAGCGTTATCGACGTCACTAGTCAGCAATGGCAAGTAGGTTGCCCTAACACGAGGTTGTAACCATAGTTTATGTTGTTCAGGTGGGTTCAACAGGTCAATAACTTCGATAGGGCTAAAGATAGGTAACTTGTCAGAAGCGTCACCAACCTTTGCTTTATAGTCCCAAATAGCTCTAGGGGTTTCAAAGGTAGTACCGAGTCTAGCCTGTGACCATTGGTTAACAGTAGTCAAGGTCGACCTAACACGCGGTTCATAGGTTGCCAAGTTAAACCAACCTACGGAGTCACTAACGAGACCTAACCAGTCAGTATCGATAGTTAGCAACCAAACATAGTCGATGCCATCCATAAGGGCTACAACACAAGCTGCGACGTCATCGGCTTCATAACCTTTAACACCTAAGAACGTCCAACCATTCCTATCGACGCTTTCGCGCATTACAATGCGTAGTAGACTTTGGAAAGCACTAACCTGTTTCCGACCACCTTTATAACAGATGGGTTTCACTTCGCGTGGTTTAGTTGGTTTACGACCGGTATAGGTGTCATCGGTCTTCTTTAGTTCGACATGACCTGCCACTCGTAAGTCGTAGTCGTTATGAATACGGTTAACCCTGGCTTCTTCTATTTCAGGTAGGGTAACGTATGAATGTCTCCAATACTGACCATCTCTCTTGTTGTCACTAACAAACACCAGTTGGTACTTTGAAGGGCGGTTCTCTCCCATGAAAACTAAAGAAGCCAAGTACTGCATTTGACCTTCGACTATGTCCGTTAAGACTGCTTTTTGACCTGTTTCAGGCAGGCTTTGGAAGGAAGGTGTTGTCATCAAAGGGTTCAAACTATCTTCCATTGCGAAGGCAAGAACCGAAAAGTCAAGAACTACTTTAGTTGTCATATTAAAACCCTATTACAATGTCGATAGCTTTTTCGAGATATGTCAAGTCTGTGAAGATATCATCCATGTTTACGACAGGATAGATGCCTGTAGACGATATGTAAAGTTCGTATGTAACACGTTGGATGGCAGTAACATACTTAGCTATCAGTGTGTTATTTAGACCATATTCAACATAAAGGAGTTGGCGTAGTAACATAATATTCTTGCTTACAGTTTGTAGAGGTATAAAGGGCTAGCAGATGTCGACTTGATAGTACGGTTATCAACAGGTCTAAAGTATGTTTCAGGAAAACCAGTAACACCTAAGCTAGTCTTTCCTTTAATGTAGATAACATATTCAGTACCGTGGATATCGTAAACCTTATCGTTAACTTGAATGTTCATTTTGTTTTCTTTCTTTGCTTTCTTCTCTTATTATAACAAGTTAAACCTGGTTTGAACAGGGATATATATTAAGAAATGTTAAGGAAGGTTTTTAAGGATGTTCAGGCTAAACCATTCGCCATGCATACGATAGGAGCTATACATTTTATGGAGGCTAGCTTCTTTTTTGAAAGCTAAGGCGCGGGATGAAAAAGGAATGGTATGCACTATTTCCAACTTACCACCGTTACCAGTTTGTAAAGCTTTAACCCGCTTCGCAACATCCTTCGCTATTCCAACTTTAACCCGGATACCATCTGAAATATAGTAAACATAGCAAACTGGTTCATTTTGTATCATATATTTAACCTTTGTACGGTTTTCACTTAGGGCTAGGAGACATGAAAAAGCCTCCCGTAATGATAAGTATCAGAATAGGAGGCTAAGGTCGCCAAGAGGCTTACAAGGCTGTTTCACGAAGACTAACCATTGCGAAGTAAAGATGACTGGTAATAACGTCATTAACCAAGGTAAACCAAGGTAAAAGTGGGAAAGTGTCTAAAGGGTCAGGTTCAGAAGGGTCATCATAGCTAAGACTATCAATAGCGTATGTAAAGTCCAACATACGTTGTTTACTATAGGTGTTGTCTTGGCGATAAGAGGATAACCATTCGTTACCTTGTTTGAAAGCTATCTCTTTTATTTCATCCAAAGAGTAACCGTCACGCAATAGTGAACGTGACAGGCTATTAGCTTTCCGACTGCAACAGTCTTTACCGAAGTGTTGTTTCAGTCTAGAATGTAACATGTTATGTGTCATACCATAACGCGGTGCTAATGTTCTAAGACTGTAACCCATTAACCAAAATAAACGTGCTTCGGTAGCTTGTAACAAAGACAAAATAGGAGTAGCCTTTAATGCGGACATATTATGTTTTCCTTTCAGCTATTTTATGTTATAGGTGGAGCGAAGTCGGCTTACGCCGGAGAGAACGCCTTTGGGTTTTGGTTTATCAACTTGGTTGACCCTGACCGAACTAAGAGTGTAGTACTGCTAGCCGATGTAGATACCGTAAAGGTATATGTTGAACCGACCGATAACGTACTCCCTGTTCCTTCTATTCTAACACAAAAGGGTCTTAAAAAGAATGCTTAACGAGAAATATGTTGCGACAGTAGCACGGGTTTTCGTGACAATAACGGCTATAGTGGCAACAACAGTAGTGACAGTGATAAAACCAGATGTTGCGCCAGTGTTCACTAGTGTTGCAGTAGGTGCTATATCCGGTTTCTTTGCCATCTCACGGAACAGTGACATTAATAAGTCGGAGTAACCTATGTCTTTATTCAAGTCAATAACGGGTGTAGCGCAACAGGCTTTGGGAAAGACTAAGGACTTTAGAAAGATATTGGATGCTGCACCCGGTTTATCTTCCTTCACATTCCCACCGCAAGTAACACTCGGTTTGACCATTGCTAACAAGTTAGGTCTCGGTTTACCTACTACGCCGGAGCAAGCCATCTCACGCATTCTAGGCAGTACTACAAGTATCGATAACATACTAGGTACACTTAAGAACACAACAGAGCAAGTTGAAGGCTTCTTAGGGCAAGGAATAGTAAAGATAGGCGGTATAGAACAAAAAGCCGACAGTGTTCAGAAAGTGCTAAATAGTATCGAATGGTTACAGTAGTATAGACACAACAAAAGCCTACTTTTTAGGGTAGGCTTCGGAAGCTGTCAGTTAGAGGAGGTATTCCAGTGAATAGAAAACTGCGGATAGTCTCTCAACTATTTTGCATCAACTAAACCCGTTTTAGTTTTAACCGTTCCCAGTCCTCAAAGCCGGCATGAATGTTATGTGAACCTGGTAGTTTAAGGAGGTATTCCAGTGAGGAGAAAACCGCGCATAGTCTCTCAACTATTTTGCGTTAACTAGACCCGTTTTAGTTTTAACCGTTCCCAGTCCTTAAGCCTACCGACTTCACATGAGAACCTAGTAGATATCCTTTCCTAAGCGCCAGCTAATAGGTCGTGATATCTATTCGGTTTTTGTCCCTAGCTATCGAAGTTTTTAGGCTTACTTGTAGTGCGGGCTACTTGGCTAAAAACACTACCGATAGCATCAGGTGTTAGGCGTCTAGTACCGTTGTGAACCGTAGTATCCATCTTCTTTCAACCTTCAACCCGGTAGCGCTTTGGACGCTGGCGCTATAATGACCGAAGTCACTAGTTTAATAACGCTACCGAATATCCAACTGAAACAACCTTCAACCTTAGTCCTTACTAAGTACCGTCGACCTGACGAATGTGAGAAGAAACACTTTGCTTATCAAGGGTTCCGTATCTTAGGCACTCTCATACACTCTACGTGTTGAATATTTGTGCAACGTTCTCTTTAAGCTGGCTAGTCTTCCACTTACTACTCCACTAGAGCGCCTGAGTTTGTGTTCGCCGGTGTTTCTCTTTCCCTCACTTCTATATAATAACAAAGCTATTCAAAAAGTGCAAGGGGTTTTCAGCTATTTTGTACTGAACTTTTTAATGTTATTCTAAGGGCTGTACGTAGAGTTCATTTACGTAGTCCATCATATTAATATAGATGACTAAGGATAGCTCCTTTTCTATAGGTGTTATTTTCCATTCGTTACCGAGTCTTTGACATTGAGCAGCACGCTGTTCAATAACCTTATAGTCTAGTGTAGCTATACCATCCATTAGGGCTAACATCTGCTTGGCTAGTGGTGTATCAACTTCAGGGTATGGTAGTAAACTATCAAACCATCTCTGACTGAGATAAACAACCGGCTTCAAAAACCACTCCATCACTCGTTTACCCTCATACCTCACTTCTTCTAACACCGCTTCATCAGGGTATTTAGCGCATGCTTCAGACATAGGTAGTACGGGTATTTCAGGGTTTACATAAGGTGCAGGCTTTTCAACAGGTTCAAGGGTTTCAACAGGTTTAAGGTCTTCAACAGGTTTAACAACCGCCTTTACTTTTTCAGAGTCCTTAGCGCGTGGTTTACGTTGTGGTTTATCTAAACCTGTCAGGTCTGGACACTTTTCCATCAGGGTGAAATACGCCTTAACTCTTCTTCCCACTTTTGAGTTAGCCATCCTTATATAGCGTTTCGACCGCGCGCGCTCTTCAGGTGTAGGTTGGTATTCATTCCAGATAGCACCTTTATTGACCCTTGTAATGTCTTGTTCCATAGAGGCAAAACCACTATTCGCGTGTATGTAAGCGTGTATAGCCCTTCTAATAAGCTCTGAGTCAGAGATACCCTCACCTAGTGCCATTGAATGCATCAGAGTATGCAAAGCCTCACTTATATTAAATGATACAGTCGACGAAGGTACATTTTGCCGCCTGGGTCTATATTCGGTAGTAGCTTCAGTCATAACGGTTCCTCTTTTTCTTTACTATAGCACATAATAGCATACCTTTCCAAATAGTGTAAAGGTTCCGGCTAACCAATAAAAAAAGCCCTCACCATTGAGGACTCTTTAGAGTGTTATTCGACTACTCAGGTTTAACAGCGTACTGGCTTCTTAGCTCTGTATACGTTTCATATAGTTCACCAGCATCTAGGGTTTCTTTGAACATCTCTTGGCTCTTCACTAAGAGGTGTATCATTAAGGCTTCAACGGTTGTATCATATTTCGCAGCTAGTGCTTGCCACTGTGCTTCTAACGTATATTCCCTGGCTGTTTTGGCTAACACCCATTTTGGTTTAACAGATAGGACATTGGCGCGGTTAAGATGACCTGCCAGCGCTCCGTTATATTGCGCTTGCGTATTATCGTCAGTGCAACCGAGAATAACCGATGTTGCCTTAACTGTTCCAAAGTCCCTACTGCTTACTTCCGAAGGTAAAGAACCGCTACGAGCTATAATATTTACATAACCTTCGACCACAAAAGCCCTTTGAGATGCAGCAGTGAAGCCATCAGCCCATGTGAAGTCAGATGTAGCCGCGGCGAGCCAACCAGACATATAGGGAACGCCCTTCTTTAAACTAGCTACTTTATAACCTAAAGCAACCAGCACCTTCTCAAGTGTTTCTTTAAAGAAGCTATGACCTGAGCCAGAAGCATCTGACTGTAATAAACACCAGCCACTCCATCTATGTTCGAGAACCGTACCATCTAAGGTTTTCTGACCTTTCGCGCCCCATAAACCACGTCCTAACATCATCATAAGCATATCAGCTTCGGCTTCAGGAAAGACATGTAGCAGTTCTCTGACATCTAAGTCTTTAACATTATTTGGGACGAACTGCCGTACTGGCAGTACTTTATAACCGTAACCCGTTCCGCCTTGCGTATCTAAGAGAGATATATTAACCCTGTCGGCACTATGAGAAACACTATCCATAATGTTACTCTTTGTATGACTTTCAAAAAGGCTGATATAGATGCTGTATGCTTTTTCCATCCAAGTTTCAGACCGGTTGCTAACATATTCAAAGTTTAACCAACTTCTTATATGCTGTTTTAAGGCTCTAGTGTTATCGCCAACCTTTGTCATTCTCTTAGCACCCATAGCCAAGCAACCATCTATAAGGATAAGGTCTCTCTGGTAGATATCCCAACCATTGTAATGTCCTAAGGCGTCCGGAACAAGTGTGTAACCTCTAACATCTAAATATACGCTTAGTTCGTAAAGTACTTCATCCATTGTGACGGAAGGTTCGTGTTTGCAGTTGTTAGCCATATTATGAAGTCTCTCTTTTTCTTTTAAGTGTGTTTGGTGGGGTGTATCTGTCCTCCACTTCTAAATAATAGCAAAGGTCTGAAGAAATGCGCTTGCGTATTTAGAATATTTATTTACGTAACATATATTTGACCTTTATACGGTTTTCGCTTAGGGCTAGAAGGCATGAAAAAGCCCATCATAATGATAAGTATCAGAATAGGAGGCTAAGGCTGCTACAGGCACAGCAGACCCTCTTTTCTTTTTTATGGTACATATCTGAAAAGTGTGTTATATTATAGATATGAAAAAGATAGCACGGTCAAGAATGCGGTTATGGCTCAAACACCTGAAGAGAGACAAGCTGAAAAAGCAGCACGCCTCGCCGAGTTGGAAAGGATGAAAGAAGAGAGTCGGTTGGTTGCGGAAGAATATGCCGCCTTACGGAAAGCGCTTCGGGACTCGATGAAATAGAAATAGTAAAGAACACAGAATAGGTATAGCACATTAAGGCTATACCTTTTTTATTATGAGGGAGAAACAAAGATATACGAGACTACTTGACAAGTTAGGTACCTTCCGTTCCGATATAGAGGATATCTTAAACCAAGCCGAGGCAGTCTATCAGGCGTGTCAAGTAGATGGTTATTTAACCCAGAAAGTGGCTGGAAAGGATGCTATAGACTTATTGGAACGTTTACCTTCCGTGGCGATACAAGCGGTTACGTTGAAGCTAGCAGCGATAAAGTGGATAACGGAACAGGCTGCCTTAGAAGACAGCATAGAGACGGATGATGACGCAACGACTATCAAGGTTGTTTTCTCGGAGGTTAAGGAATAAAAATGGAGTTACAAGAGAACCTACTTTACACTATATTACAACGGACGCATGAGGACTATGACTACTATGCTAGTACATGGAAGACGATATCGGAGCTGCGTGACGGCGCACCTAGCATCCTAAGGAACATAGAAAGCTATCTCCCGATGAAGCCGGATGAGACACAACGTGACTATCAAAGCCGGATGAAGCGGTTTAGTTACACGCCTATCTTTAGTACTGCCATAAAGGATACGGCAGCCAAGCTAGCAGCGTCACCACTATACGTTAACACGCAAGGTGATATCGATACAGTCTTTGACTATATTAGGGGTCATAACGACGCTAGGGGGACGCGTGACGAAAGGACACTAGTACAAGATATCTTTCTTGAGATGTTGTATTACGGGAAAGTACATATAGTTGCGGATAGGAGACAACCAGCACAAACACCGCGTAGTAAGGCGGAAGAGGTTACGTTAGCGCTACCATATTTGAACTTGCTACCTATTCATAGCGTTATCGACTGGGATAGGGATGACGACTGGTTTAAGGTGCGTGAGATAGTGTCTGAAAGAACGCCGACATCTTTAGACTATAAAGTACGGTACACCTATTATATGCCGGGACAAACCGTAGTATATGAAGCACCGGTTCAGTTGAAAAATGGTGAGGTATGTAAAGTATGGAACGGTTCCAAGTTTATGTTACCGACCACACCAGGACTAAGCTTACCAGTGACAGTGTATCCGCATAATGCATCAAACAGCCTAGTGACAGTTGGTGAACTACCAGCCGAGTTATGGGTCGGTTGTATGTGTTATTTGAAGCAGATACAGCACATGAATATCGAGTCAAGTTGGGGTGATAGTGGTGTTTTGGCTGGGACTATCCAAAGGGTGTTTACGCCATCGCCGCCAGTTGCCAACGATAACCCCTCATACTTACAAGAGGAACCGGAGTATGATAAGGTGTTGCTCGGTAATAGACAGGTTTTAGTTGGGGCGTCTTTCCAGTTCGTCGAGTCGACAGGACAAGCTATCCGAAACTTGACAGACCAACTACGGACTATAGAGGAACAAATAAAGGCTATCGTCTCAATGCGGTTTGCATCGTCTGACACGTCGGTACTGGCGCAAAGTGGTGCTAGCAAGATGGTCGACCAAATACAACTGATAAACACGATGCGGGACTATGGTAACAGGGTTCGTCACGTGTATGAAGCAGCCCTTCAGAATATAGCTATATTGATGGGTATAAAACCTGATGCCATTATGGTGCAAGGTCTGAATGACTTCAATGTAGATGACATAAAAGAAGAGCTACTAAACGCTGTATCAGTAGATGGACTTCGTGATAACATTCCGTTGACAGCACAGAAACTCTTTTGGCAAAAGATATCCAAGATGTTAACCGGAACCGTATCGACAACGGATGAGGATATGATACGCGCCGAGTTGGATGTGATATTTAACCAGGCGAATAATGTAACACCACAAGAGGTAGCGTAATGTTTGGAAGAAGTAAAGGGCGTAAGACTTTGGGTAGACGGTTACGCCAGCGCGGCGGTTTGTTCGCAAGAACAGGGGTTAAGAGACGGTTACTTTCGATGGGTGTCCTAGCTAGGCGAAAGGCTAAAAGGTTAGGAGGCTCGGCGTTACGAATAGCTAGAAAACATCCAAGGGTTGCGGCGGGTTTAGGTGTTGTAACAGTAGGAGCGTTAGGGTTAGCCGTTAGTAAGTTAGGAGGTCGTCGTCGTTAAACAAAACAAAGTATAAACAGAAGATAACAAACAAGGGTACTAAAAATGGACGAAACTCAGGTTCGAGAACTATTTGCCAGTTTAATGACCGAACATGCTGCGAG